TTTGAAGGCGGGATGTTCGTGAAGGCTAGCGACTGCGGGCATAATGGATTGCTCCTATGATTGCTCCGTTAAAAATCAAAGGACGCCATCTTGAAACAATAGACGGCGTCCGTGTATGCTAAGCGAAGATCGGTAGGGAATGCTAGACCTCAGGCAGTTTTCCCCGAGAATCTAGGGCAAACCTGAGGCTTGCAGGTTGCCTCAGGCTTGCTCAGGATCAGTCTAGAAGCTTCGCGATTTCGGACGGTTCGTTCTGATAGTAGACGTTCAGAAGCATCTTAACGTCTTTGTGACCGGTCATTTTCGCCAGGTCCATTACATGCAGCTTTTTGGCAAGACGGCTCGCCGCCGTGCGCCGAAGGTCATGGAAGCGAAGCCCTTCAATGCCGGTCTTCTGGCGCAGGTTTCGCATAGCGGACGACACGGAAGACTTGGACATGATCAGCCCGCCTTCGTAAGCCTTGAGCGCGCGCGTCGAAAGCGGCACGTCGCGGGCGTCGCCGTTCTTCGTCTTCGACAGATGCGCCACGGTACCGTTGATTTCGGCGCGGTAGATTTCGGACAGGCGCATTCCGGTTTCCTCGGCGATCGTGATCAACTGTTGAAAGCCAGGGCTCGCCGCCGCCAACAGGATCGCCGATTCCTCAAACGACGCCTTGCGTTTGCGCGGCGCATTATCCTTCGGGCGTTCGACGTCCATGAACGGATTCGACCGCAACCATTTCCATTCCTTCCGGGCGATTTCGAAGGCGCGGCGCATGGTGTTCCGCTCGCGGCGGACCGTCGCCGACTGGACGCACTTCAGCCTGCGGTCCTGCCAGGCGGATACGTGTTGCGGTCCCAGGACGCGGAGCGGGATCGACGCCAGCTTGTCGTCGGCTTCCATGTTCAGCAGCAGGCGACATTCGCCGTCCTTATGCGCGACCTTGTCTTCCCGGTAGCGGGCCAGAAGGTCGCCGACCGTCTTACCGGCGGGGATTACGCCGCGCTCGCCGTCCAGGATTTCAGCTTCCTTTCTGGCGGCGTCGATTTCCGCTTCGTTCTTCGTGGGGAAGCCGCTCTTGCTTATACGGATTCCGCGCCTTTCGATCTGATAGCGCCAACCGTATTTTTTCGACTTGCTGAAGTAAGCCATGTTCGCTCCGTTTGTTTTTGCGGGATGGTTGCGGGATGCCGTGTCAAAACATAACACGGAATACCCGTTAATATCCCGCACTCTAGAGCGAAACTCAACAGGTCAGTCGGGCAAAATCCCCCTTGTAGGGAACATGATTCCCCTCTGAGAGCATGTCATTTTGCGGGCATGGCGCGGGATTTTATGGCCCATTCGCGCCAGTCCGATGCAAGCCAACGGTCCCGACCGGTCCGCGTAACGGGCTTCGGGGCGCCGTCCCAGTAGCGAACCTTTTTGCGAAAGTAGTCGACACTGTAACCCAGGAAGGCGGCGCAGCGTTGCGCGTTCCAAAGGTCTTCGATCACGGTCGCATCGCCTTGTAAAGCTTCGCCAGCGTTTCGGCGGATTCTTCCCGATACATTTCGCATACGATTTCCAGTTGATGAATGCGCCCGATCTGGCGCCTTATCTGACAACTCATGTCCCATAGAACGCTGGCGGCTTCGCTTGCGACCGGCAGACCGGTTGCGCGCAAGTCCGCGATGACGTCTAACAGCGGTCGGCATTGATCTTCCCCAGGTTGCGACGCTTCAGGTAGCGGACGGCGATAACCCATTTAGCCGCCATCCTTCGATTCAGCGGATACGCGATCCGCGCCCTTCGTGTCAGGCTCATTCGGATTCCCTTCGGGCGGTAAGTGCGCGACCGCTTGAAAGCCCTTCACGCGATCGGCGACGTCGGCTTGCATGCGCGCAACCATGCGCGCGCCCATTGCCCTGACGTTCCCTTGGTTGGCGGTCCACAATTCGCGAAGCTTCGCTTCCTTGCGTCCGGCGTCCGCCCTGGAAGCGGCGACCTGCCCCGCCAGGTCTGCCCATTTCGACAGCCATTCTTCGACGCTACCCAGGCGTACCGCCTTCGCGCCTGGCGTCGTGAACATGATGGGCTTCCCAGGCGGCGGACGTTCTTCCAGAGGCACGGCGGCGGACGTGGCGAGCGACGACGTCGCGACGTCGCCGGTCCCTTGGCTTGTGGCTTCGGGCGTCCGCGCCGTGCTCTGTGCAAGGGCGGCAGGGATCGAACCTGCGACACTCGGCTTCAAAGGCCGATGCTCTACCGACTGAGCTACGCCCCCATTTATTGCGCCGCGCGCCCATGCTGATAGGCGGCGTCCGCATTGCTCTGTGATCGGTTCGCCTGGCGGGAACAGGTCGCGGTGTTGTTCCTGCAACTTGATCGGGCGCGGGACGCCTGGTTGATCGGCGAGCAACAGGAACGACGCGGTCAATTCATAGGGTAGGTTTTTTTCGCAGACCGGAATCCAACCGGCGAGCCCGGTACGCGATTGCTTGGGGACGACGATCATCCTGCCATCCGGTCCCTTTTGCATTTCGATCTTTTCTTCGGCGCGAAAGCACAGAATCAAATGGGCGCGAACCTGAAGCAATTTCGCGAGCATCGCTTTATGTGCCATCTTCGGCTTGATCCAGGACGCCATGCGCGCCGCTTCCTTGTGGCCCATGCGCGCGAATTCCGCTTCCTGCATGTCCAGAAGTCCGCCGTCGCCCGCGTGTTCATGGCTTACCGAATCAACGACGACGACCGGATAACCCGCTTCGTCGGCGGCGATGATCGCTTCGGTATAGCGTTCGGGCGTGAAGGGCGGCTTCAGGTCGCCGTGATCGAAGCTGAAGCGGTCCGCGTAATGCTTCGCGCGTCCGGCTTCCGTGTCGATTACAGCGAAGCGGTCGGCGCCCGCGATCCCTGACGCGAGCCGCATTGCGCTATAGGTCTTCCCGCTTCCGGTACCGCCCGCGAGCCCGACCAACAGCCCAACGTTTTCCCGTAGCGCGGGACGGAAGGTAAAGCTCATGATCGTACGTTCCTCATAAGGCGCCGACCTTCGGGGCAAAACCCGTCGTTGGGATCGCCGCATACGTCGCAGTCCGCCGCATGCCCGCGCCAGACCTGGGCGGCTTTGAAGAAATGCCGAGCGCGAACCAACAGGGCGCGCGTATGGGCGTCCAGGTCAACGATTTCGTCGGCGGTCAAGAGGCGCAGACTGCTTAGGTTCTTTTCGAACCGCAGAAACGCCGTGCAATAGATGCACATGGACACGTCGCCTTCCTGCGGCATGACGCCGAGTCCGTCCCGTTTGTATTCGTCAATGACTTCGTGTGCGTTGGACTTCGCGCCGCAGACTGGGCAAAACATTTCCCTACGAAACAGGTTTCGCATCCTGGGCTCCGCAGAATTTTTCGAGAACTTCCGCGACGCGACGATTGCAGTACCGCTTACAGGTCGTGCCGATCGTTGAATCCGGCACGATGCGATTCATGTCGCATTGTGCGTATTGAATACAGGTCACAATCAAATCAACTTCTACCGGCGTGAAATAGAATTTCATGGCGCCTTCGCTCCGAATAGTTTTTCGAAATCGACCGGATACCCTTGTGCCATTTCGCGTTCAAGGTAGCGGGCTTCGGCCCAGGGCGGCACGTCGGGCCAGAAGATGCGATTCGGATAGGCGGGCCAGGTGTTGTCCCTCAGGCATGCGGCCCAAGTCCGGATCGCGGCGCTTACCTTGTGTTCGCCGAATTCGATGAACGCGGGCGGCATGCCGACGAACGAACAACAATACGGCGCGTCGGTTTCCTGGATCAAAAAGACGAATTTCGTGGCGGTCGCGGTCGGCACGATGCAACGCAGGCCGCGCAGGTAGAACGCCGCTTGCACGTCGAAGCCATGCGGGATGATGTGCGTCCGCATCGCATCGTTAGGTTCAGCCGAGCCGCTACAGGTCTTGTAATCCAGGATCACGGCGCGATCATGCGCGAGCCAGTCCAGCTTAGAGCGGCACCAAGTGCCGATGTCCTGCCAGACGATGACCTGTTCCGCCTTGCCGTCGCGCAGCGTGAGTCCCGACAGGTCGGGGCAGTCCGCAATCGCATCGTTTGCGATCTTGACCATGAGCGAAACGCGGTCGTAATTTTTCGCCAGTAACGGGATCAATCCTTTCGCTCGCGCCGCCGCCCGCGCTTCCTTCGCGGCGTTCGTTCGCCATGAATCGGCGTCAATCACTTCGATGCGGTTAGCGCCTTGCAGCAACGCATCATGCGCGATCGTGCCGATGTCGAAAGCTTCCGATTCTTCCCTTTGAAAACTCGGATTGAGACGCGGGTGTTCCCAATACGCATGCGCGGGCGATCGCGTGACCATGATTTTCG